CCTAAACCGAGGTTTGTGCGAGCGCCTGAAGCGGTTGTCGATCCGGTACCGCCCTGATTAACAGGTACGGCCCCGCCGCTCTTAGTCGCCATATTGTCAGACAGATATTTCCATGACGGGCCGGTGAAGGTAGTGCCGTCTGGCAGCTTCACTGTGATGTTTCCGGCGGCGCTGTAAACCTGCTGCCAGTTCTGTTTGTCGTAATTCAGTCCACGCAGTGCTTCAGCACTTTGCGCCACCAGCGCGGCAGTTACCATGTTCAGCGCCACGCGGGGAACTGCTGACCAGGCCGCACCGGATTGTGTTGGCCCGGTAAAGTTGCTGACCAGCGTCAGCTGGGTATTGCTCTCGACCGATTTCACCGGCAGCGTATAAGGTACACCACCCACAGTAGAGACAATGAAATCACCTGCGGCGAGTTCGGTTGCGAATGAGGTTCCGGCACCGCCAACAATAGCGGACCCGTTTGTCAGGGTAATAGTTCCTGCAGACATATGCGCTCCTTTCGGGCAATAAAAAACCCCGCCGGAGCGAGGTCAAATTTTTGAGGATAAAAACCCTTTTGTGTTTGAGAAGAAACACATCTTTAGATTAAAATTCACCCATAACAACAAAAGGGAATTACATGAAAACTCGTCTTTTACTCACAGCTATTACATTTCTTATGTTTGGCTGCTCTGGTCATGAAAGAGAATATAATTTCAAAATGGATTACCCAGTAGATGCGGCGCGCTTATCACTTGGTGGTGATATTCACGTCAACATCGACTGCGTTAAAAGGGAAGTTAACGTTATTTCCGATAGCAGCAATGGTATTTTTAGCCGTCATGTTAATAAGCGACTGAGTAATATTTGCTATAAGAAAGCAGAAAAATTTGATGTCGTGTACCGGTTCGAGCCAGCAAAGGGGGTTAAGCAAAACATGATCGCCACGCATTATCCACGCGTTCCACCTGCATCAAATACCGACAAACTGAGCGATGGGGATTCTTAACCCACGTCCCTGAAGTGTCTGGCTCCAGCTACGCTGATTTTTTGAGATGTATCGGCCCTGCAGCTGCGATCCAGTCCACTTCAGAGCAATGCCTGAGTAACCCGTTACCCCTCCATCATCACTGAGGTTTCCGGGGCAGTTATTCACCAGAATCCACGGGGTAAAGCTGAGGTTTAACACAAAGGTATTGTTCTGCAGGTCATAGTTCGCCGGCACGTCAAAGAAGCCAACAACCCTTGGCATTCTCGATGCTGATGCAGCACTCCAGATAAGGTTTCCGGCACTATCGAAAACATCCAGGTAACCGCTCTGCATTCCGATGTTTCTCGTCGTGCGGATCATGCTGCCTGCATTGTCTTCAAGAAGCTCAGCTCCGGGTAAACCATACTTGTTTACGTCCAGTTTAAGCCACCGCAAGGTTCCGTCATTCCAGAATTGTTGCTGGGTGAAACCCAGCGTACTTCCGTCACCGAACGGGCTATCCACGCGGTAAAACCCTTTATCGGTAACAGCACCCAGCGAGCGTTGATCATAAAAAAGGGTGGACCTGTTTTGAGAGTCAACAAGCAACTTTCCGTCACTGTTGTAAACTTCGAAACCGCTCATTGAAAGTTATAAACCTCAACTGTGAAAGTGAATGCAGGACTGCCAGTGATCGGTAAATAGAATGCAGTGAAGCCGCCATTAAAAGCGCGGCAGTAATATTCATTCGCAGTTACCCCCGACGTTACAATCGTTATAAATGAGCCATCCTGAGTTATACCCGAAAAATAAACGTCTTTTACCGTTTCTCCAGCAGCAAACGTTACAGATGTGCTCCCTATATATCTGATTGCATAATCAGTTAGATCTACAGCAATACGCCCTGCACTATCCCAGCATTGTAAACCCTGCGGCATTACCATAACCCCATTCTGACGCGCAGCACGTTGTTGCTGTCGTAAATCTGAATAAGAGTGCTGGTTATCAGCATTCTCCCCCCTCCAGCTACGCCGTTAATTTCGAACGTCCCGTTTTTATCAATTCGCCATCCCTGCGACCCTGCAACATAATTATTTGACTGGATGAAATTGCCGATTTTGGCATTGGTGATCGTGCCATCCTGAATAAACGCTGAGCTGATAAATACCTGGCCATTTATCACCGCGAACGGTGAATACTGGGTATCACCACTGCCACTCATCAGCACGAACTGGTTAGCGTTGAAACCAACGCGGGTAACGATCGGCTGCCCTGCCTGCGCCAGAACGGCAATCGACATCCCGGCGTTATACATGATGCCGTTTATCCTGACGCCTGCTTTGAGGGTATAGATCGCCGAAGCGCCGGAGGCATCGACGACGGCGGTAAGCTTATCCTCCAGCGCTGCAGTTACGTCCTCTATCTGCGCCTGTACCTGCGTTGATAGTTCGGCCATTGCCTTATCCACCTCAGCAATCGTCGTTTTAACAACAAGGATATCGGCACGCACTTCCCCGTATTGTGCCCACTGATGCTCGACTATTCCGTGGTTCGCGAGGGCGTTCTGAAGAATTCCTTCAACGTTGGTATCGATGTCACCAGTGAGGCGCTCCCCATCAGCAGAGGTAAGGAAATCGTCTGCAATATCACCCAGATAATCATCGGCGTTATCGTTAGACATCCCCCTGATCCAGTCGGTATAACCGGACTCGTTACCCGTTCTGTCTACCAGTTGCGCGCGGTACCAGAATTCCTGCCCTGCTTTAAGGCCGAGCTGGATATATTCCGCAGATGGATAAGGCACATCTGAGAGCAAGAGTGGATCTGAAAAGTCACTGTTGGCAGTGTACTGAATTTCCGTTTTTAGCGTATCGCCGGTGTTTGCCGGAAAACCCCAGTTCAGACGGATCCCCCAGTTAATGCCCGTGGCCGTGAATCCTACTGGCTTAGGGGGATTACCTACTTTGCCGGTCAGGGTCTTCTCTTCTGAATATCCCCATCCTGAGGAAATTTCAGCGGCATTAATTGCGCGCACGCGCACCAGGTAGCGCCCGGAATAAATCCCCGGGACGTCAAATGACGTGGTGGAGCTGCGCGGCATGTTCACCCAGTTTCCGTCATTGCGGCGCCACTGTCCCTCATAGGCGATAGCGTTCTGCGCCTGGTCCCAGCTGACGCGCATCGTTTCGACGCTGATATTCTGCTGAACCACAGAAAATGAGCTGATCACGATGTTAGCTGGCGGTGACTGATTACCAGGAGGTATTACACTTATTGGCCGCTGGTCGATAATTGCGCCTGTATCGATACGGGCATATTTATCCGGATCGTGCCATGCAGCGGTGATCGAGAAGGTGCCATTATCGTTATCGCTTACGCTGACAACGCGGTACTGCTGAGCGTAAAGCTCGTCAGATTCCACCACCCAAACAGCTTCGGCCTGTGGCGTCTCACTGTATGCCGTGGTGACTGTGACTGATTCACCGTTCACGGCCTGAATGGTCCTGCTCTGCGACGCTCCGGAAGGTAGGTTGAGAATAAGGCGATCACCTGCTGCCGAATCTGCCACGCGGTCAAGTTTGATAACGCGGCCGTTAACGGAGCTGATGCGGCCGCCCATAACCTTTCCGGAAAGCAGTTCGTCAGCCACGGCGATGATGTAGCCCGGCTGTGGTATGTTTCCATCCAGGCCGACATCGAACGAAACAACACGGTCTTTATTGTTGGTGAGGATGCCCCAGCGGCCTTTTCTGTTTGCTTCTGATTGCCGGGTGCATCCGATAGCCGTCATCTCCAGTTGATTAAAGCCGTAACGTGCCACCAGCGCCTGCTCAAATACGGGCTCCATCGCGTCAGCGTAGGCGTTATCCGGATCGGACCAGGATACCAGCGCTGTGGTGTATCGGGTTTTAGTGGTGCTGCTCGAATAGGTGAAGCGACCGTCAATAACGTTCGCGCGCGTATAGCTGTAATCAACATCACGTGGCATGTCAGCCAGGGCAACGATCTGATCCCCGCCCCAGTAAGTCATGCCGCGGAAGATAGCGGCAAAATCACGCAACACAGTGTAAGCGTCGTTACGGTCCTGAATATAGACGTTGCAGGTATACCGTGGTTCGGTACCGCTTCCGCCTTTGCCGTCCGGTACCTGCTGATCGCAATACTGAGCCACCTGATACAACGTCCATTTATCGATGTTAGCCGCAGTAAGCCGGTTACCTAGGCCGAAACGATCGGTAACCACCAGATCGTAAAAAATCCACGCCGGGTTATCCGTCCATGCCCATTTAAACGCCCCGGTCCATGTACCGCTATAGGTTCGGGTTTCAGGGTCATAAGTATCAGGAACACGGATAACCCGTCCGCGGGGCTCACACGAGATCTGCGGGATTGAGCCGTTAAACTGGCTGGAGTCGAATTCAATGTACAGCAGCGCGGTGTTCGGATAGCGCAACTTGGCGTCGATCACCTCAGTGAAGCTCTGCAGTGTCATCGTGTCGCCAATCTTCGCGCTGTTAGCATCGGCTGTAATTTTACGCAGTCTGATGGTCCAGGTACTGCCAGCCCGAGGTAAATCAATTCGGTGGCTACGCTCGTAACCAGAGGTTGTTTTCCCGGTCACGCTGGTATTGAGTACCGTCTGCCATATTCCGCCGTCAGTCTGCAGGTCAATCGCATAGTTGATCGAATAGCCGACCAAATCCCCGTCATCTTCCTGTTTAAACAGAGACGGCCATTTCAGACGCAGGCGTACTGCCGATAGCTGGGTGTTAGTGAAAGTGCGTGTCCATGCGGTAACACTGGAAACTTCAGTACCCACGCTGATTTCGTTTTCGGTACCTGGAATGCCCTGAATGTAATTTTGTGCCTGCGTTCCCGCGCGAAACTCCCACGTCACGCCGCTGAAGTTTTGTGAGCCGTCGGAGTTCTCCAGCGCCGTTCCGTCCAGGTAGATATCTTTGCCGGTTAGCTGCCCTGCAAACTCCCCTTCACCAAGCGCAACGAGGATTTTAGCCTTCGCTACAGATTGAAGATCATCTGGCTGTTCAGTAGGGGTTCGGGAACTGGAACTGCCGCCCTTGCGGCCCTTTAACACTTTTTCTGTAGCCATATTGCGCCCATAAAAAAGCCACCCGAAGGTGGCCTGAAAAAAGGTTTGTTATCTACTGCTGATCTTCGACATAAATTCCGGCTGAAATAATCGCTCCGCCGATTCGCCGGCGACCATAAAGTAGCGGTACCGGGTAGCCCTGAGCAGCAGTATTTGTCACTCCACCGAATGCGTATGAGGCGCGATTATCCGAGCTTTGTTTGCTGGCCAATCCCGTTGGCTGAGGTGATAGCATTTGAACAACACCTCCAAGCATCATTGCGGCACCTAATTTTGCAGCACCATACCCCACAGCTGATAATGTGCCACCGGAGAGATAACCTACTGCAACCCCAACAACTACAAGCGCAGCACCGAGAATTGTCTGTAATACCCCCGCTTTTTTACTTCCAATCACTAGGGGAACAATTCGAATAACTTCACCAGTCACGGGAAAACCAAAATCGTCTTTTCCGATATTTTTCTTATCCTTAAAGACGGCATAAGTTAGCCCTCTGGCTTTACTTGTTATTAAAAACTTCTCCAACCCGTTTATTGTTTTTGTGAGAGAGTTGATTGCCTCTGCGGTAGTACGAATTAGTCGGTGGTGGACCTTTCCATAGGTTTTACCCAAAACACCGCCGAGTTCAATGCGGGTCATGACCTCACACATTTTCTTTCTCCATAAAAAAGCCACCCTTAGGTGGCTTGTCTTATTTATGTCTTATCAAAGGCATGATCTGGCGGCCATAGCCCAGTGATCGTTCCATCCTTTTGCGACGGCATAAACTTTAATATCGCTTCCGCCGTTTTGTGATTTATCGATATTTACAACTGAAAGAGCACCGAATATATCGTCTGATGCTGTTATTTTGTAACCTGACTCAGTGGGTATGCTGGAGCTTGAAGAACGAAGTTCCACCCATTTAGGGGCTAGGCATCTGTTAACCTGATCGGTGCTCTTGGATGTATGCTCAGAGAAAATAGGCTTTTGAGATTCGAGGGAATTTACAGAGCAGCCAGCCAATGCAATGACCAGCGTAAAGAGTAGATTTTTCATTTTCATGCTCCTTTGAAATTTTGTAAAGGTTAGCATAGAGATTTGTAACGTAGAATCTTCATCGTCCGTTCCTGCCAGTAACCACCATACGGTACTCGCTGGCTCAGATGTCCGTAGAGATGGTGCAGAAGCATGTTTCCTTCAAGCAAGATCCCCGCGTGATTCCACTTTTCGGCCTGGACCTGCATGATCACCATATCGCCTGGCCTCGGTGGTCCGTCGAACTCTCTGAAACCGCACTCGTACCAGCAATCCTGATAGAAGTTGTCCGAATAGCCCTTTTCCCACCAGGGATAGTCAACCCGATAGTCGTGTAGCTCGATACCGTGGGTTTGCCGGAAATAGCTCATGACCAGACCCCAGCAGTCAAAGTGACCAAGCACAAAGGGACGCTCCAGCAGCGGCAGTTCTCCGCGCGGCTGAATGGTACGTAAATCCCCCTCCGGCCAGCTCACGATGTGCCAGGGTATAAGCGTTGCATCGCATTGCGCTTTATCCAGTTCGCTTGGTTGCGTCGTGGCATCAGGGTGACTGTGAGCGATGGCGATCACAGTTCCCCAGTCTTCAGCTGCTGCGTAATCTTCCGGACAAAGGACAAAATTGTCCTCTGGCGCCGCTGCAAGATTACGGCACGGGAAATAACGTTCAACGCGGCTTTTCTGCACCACGACGCCACAGCACTCACGAGGATATTCAGCTGCAGCATGCGCCATAATGGCATCAATGGTTTTCTGTCGCATATCAGCTCCTGATCAAAGACGTCCCCGGGAAGCCACCAAACGAGAGTTCGTTATTTTCGCCGAACCGAAGTTTGCAGGCCGTCAGAGTGCCGCTGCATTCATCCAGGGACGGATCGCTGACCGGGTTATTGTTTTTGTCGAAATAGTTGGTCCCGGCATAGTCGCAGCCGTCGCCGGTGCGATACTTGTTCCGGATGCACCAGGTACAGAGCGAATGCAGCTGACGCGTCGGAATCATCAGTCCCTGCAGGTCCATCGGACTTGAAAGTGTGAATTCCACGGCCTCGTTTGTCTCTGCGCTTTTGGCATCAATGTAAAATACTTTCACCTTTTCCTGCGTAGGGTCTGCCGTGGGGTTCCCGCCTGGAAAATTTCGGGCATCAAGGTAGCTGGCCAACGTATCATGGATCGTGACCTTCGCCTGCAGCAGATCATCATAGGCAAGACAGAGCGCAGTTATAGAGCTGTCGAGGTTAGCAACCGATAATTTAGGCTGCGCGCTGCTCCCACTGGTGGAAACCTCAATCCCCTCAATCTGGCAGGGCCACGCTTTATATTCCTGCCCCTGCCACCAGATGGATTTCGCAGGCAGTTTACTTTCATCCCCACCAGCAGCATCAATCTCTTCTGGTGTATGCGCGATATTATGCGCATGGAAGAAAAGCACATCTGACATTCCGAAGGCCGTACCATCGACAGAAAAAAGCCGGACTTCATTGCCCGGCTCGAGTTTTTGATAATCAGCATTAAGGCTCATGGTGTAAATGCCTGTTCAAACGTTGCGGTTACGGTTTCCACTTTTTTATTCAGGGTGACTCGCTGAAGGCTGTCAGCCTCAACACGCCAGAGGGCTAAATCACCACCAGGTGGAGTGAATGTGAAAGACTTGGTTTTATGCCTCCGCAGAAATGAATGAATCTCTCTGGCTATTACCGGATCGCCAGTAAAAGAAAAGGCATAATTTAGAACCTCATCGTTCAGGCCAGAACCACTTACCTGCTTGTACCCATCACCGAACTGCGCCGTTCTGACTGTATCTTTGCTGCTCAGAGTGGGCTGGCTTGCTGCCTGAATCTTCCATGCAAAATGCTCTATGGCCATCATTTACCTCTGTTTAGTGGCATTCCAGATGATTCCCCCAGGCCTTGTTTCGCGCGCGATGCCTTCGCGGACCGAACGATCAACCACTTTCTGATAAGCCTGAGCAAGTGCACCATCGCCACTCTGTTGCTGCTTCGTATCGTTAGACTGCGCTGTAGTCACTGAAACGGGTGCGTAAATGTTAATCCCACCGATACCAGAAGCTGCTGCGCTCCCCCCGCCGACCAGACCACCGGAGGCATACCCTCGCATAAGCCGATAAAGATTGGCCACGCCGATGCGGCTGGTTGACTCTTTGGTGAAGACGAACTCCCCGCGGTGAACGATACCGGCTGGCTCGTACTTGCCGCCGTGCCCGGTAAAGCCGCCTGCGTCAAAGCCCGTAGGGCGGAAAGACGGTACCGAAAATGACTGACCTGCAGATGCTGTATTGGTACCGCCACTCACCCAGCCCATTGCGCTCTGGATGATGTAGGCCACCAGCAGCTGGTTGATAACGGAGACAATCATTTTAAGGATCGAGCTGGTGAAGTCCCTGAAGCTCGCCTTCCCGGTTGTCGTCAGGCTGGTAAGCTGACCCGCCAGCCCGCTGAACGTTGCCTGCGAAATCTGCTGAACAGAGCTGAAAACGTTTGTCGCAGAATCCTGATATTCGGCCCAGCCCTGTTTAGCCCCGGCCAGCCAGTTTGCGCGCAGAGCATCTTCAGCCTCGAACGTCGCCCTTTGCTCTTCCAGAACCTTTTGCTGCGCCTGAGGGTTGTACGAATAGCTTTCGCTGAGACGCTGCAGCGTAGTTTGTCGCCCGGCTTCCCGGGTGGATACCCCCTCAGACTGA